AGCATAGGCGAAATAGCAAGTGTTGTCTGCGTATATAGCCTGCGTCTCGTCTTCGTAATAGACGACAAACGGTGTTGGCACTCGTTTACCAGGCAAAAATCGGCGATATGCCAAATTATTAAAGCCTGCTTCTTTGATGGCCGAAGCCAATTCAGTTAACATCATCAGCTTTTCGCCAACCTTTCCTCGACTCTCTTAACCACTTGCTCCTTAACGAACTCCTCTGCCTTCTTGATGTGAGGATAGGCTTTTGACCGTCCACCGTTGACTAGGGCATGGCCCTTTTCTAGTAGGTGAGTGCGTCGCCAGTCGGTAGCGTTGTGGATGATTCGCTTGTTCTTTTCCTTTTTGAGCTTCCAGCCTTTCTTGTACTTGCCGTACCTAACTGGACTAGCTTCCGTTACCATTTCGACACCCTCGCGACCTACTTCGTCGAATACCTTATTGAGGTCTTGTTCAACCTCGTCAGTGTATGCGCGTAGTAGTCTGGCTACCTCATTGGCTAGATCATTGGCCATTTAAATCACCAACTTTAACAGAACATTGCAGCTCCAATTCTTCGTTGCTGATTTGGTAGGTTCGAACAATGGTGTAATATAGGCCCTCGAACTCAAGGTGAGTCTGCTTGCTATACTCATATGGATGGATGACAAACGTCTCGTCGATAGAGATGCCGTTCTGACCTGCTAGATAGAACTCGCGTCGGTTAGTCGGCTTTCGCTTAGCGAATATTGTGAGTTTACTTGTGACACCTTCAATCGGATTGCCGATATCATCATAGCCATCACCGATACTCAACAACGTAACAGTGTGGTCCCAAGTGCTAATCATTTGAGCCACCCCCTAAGCTGCTAAACATCAAGTTATTTAATCGCCAACGGATGTGGCGTGGCATTGATGGATTATCTCGGCTTGAATACCGATATTCAGCATAGTCAGCGACGAAGAGCTGATGACTAATCTTAGATACATCTAGTTTAATTCCTTGCTGTTCTTTCAGCTCCTCGATGATACCTGAGATAATATGCTTTAATAGCTTATCTCTAACGTCGGTCGAGATGCTAAGTCTAGCCTTTAGAATTTCCAAGATGACTTCTTCGTTAGTCAGTTGTTCCCCCGACATTGTCATCACTCACTTCCTCGTCACTATCTTCAGCAATGAAAATCGCTCCTGCTGAATTGGCTCTTGTGGCCAATTCTAAAATTCGTTTGTTAGTTACCTTACCTTTCGCTGGATAATAATCACCGACCTCATAGAGGCGACCGTTCGGAAATTCCTCCGAACGGTCATTTACATCAGCAAAGGCTCTAATTACCTTATACGGCATTTAGATCACCCTTTCGTTAGATTAGGCAGCGTCAGTGTAGGTTACGAAGAAGCCTGCGTCTTCATCTACCTTCTTAACATCGAATCGAACCGCAGAACCTAATAGTTGACCGTATGCAGCGTTGTTTGTCCATTGGACAGTGACTTGTAGGCGGTCAAAGAGTGTTACGAATTCTTTGATATCACCGATGAATGCTTTCATTTCGCCTTCGTTGCCAAGCAATTTGTCCTCTACTTTGTAGATGGTCTTGCCTGCGAATGACTTACCAGTAGGTGATGTAACATCAGTTTGTAACATGTAGTTGCCTTCTTTGTCCTTCACCTTATCCAAGGCAGCAAACATTGATTGGGTGACAACTAAAACTGCATCGTAAGATGGCTTTAATTCTTTGTTTAAGATATCTTTCAAGCCATCAAAGCCTTGAGCGGCCTTAGCTGTTGCTGCCTTCAACACTGTCGCAATTTGAGCATTCTTTGTGTTGAGTTCTTGATTTTTGATGTCTTCTGCCACTTTGCCGATGATGTCAAAAGCAGCGTCGTCAATCATTTCTTGAGAGATAGCTACGTTGCCACGGTAAGTAACGATTGAGTAGTCTACAGATGTGATAGTTGGTTTGCCAAGCTCTGGGTTCTTAGCTAATTCCTCCGTAGATACCATCACTGCATCTGACTTGGAAATTACTGGATATTTACCGGATGCAGAGTTGACTTTAACGACATTGACTAATGCTGATAGATCTACAGTGCTTTTCTTCTTGTCGTGTGGAGCCAATACCTCAACTGGCACCAAGGCGCCACCGTCTACTTTTGTAACACCTGATTTGAACTCTGCTTCACGGATGTATCCAGCCAGTGCTTCGCGTTTTTCATTGTTTTGCATTTTCTCACGTTTCCCTTCTTCTGGTTTTGGTTGTTTTGCGTTGATTTCACTGATTTCCGACTCAATTCGTTCCATTTCTTCTTTGATGGCTCGAACCTCTAATTGCTTAGCTTCTAACTCTCGTTGTGCTACTTCGATTGACTCGTCTAGTTTGTTGAGTTCTTCATCGGTCTCAACTGAATCAACTTGCGCTAAGAGTTCTGCTGATCGTGCTGACAATTCTTGTTCAGCCTCTTCAGCAGTAACTAATGCTTTGGCTTTCATCCGTAATTTGGCATCTAAAATTAATTGTTTATTCATGCGAATATTTCTCCTTTACCTTTTGTTTTTTGAGCTCCAAGGCTCTTTTCTTTGACTGCTCCCAGTCTTGTCGTCTTGCCGCAATCTCTGTTTGTGGATATGCAGGGAATGTACAAGGACTAACCTCATACAATTCGATGTCTGTTAAGGTCTCTAATGTTGCGCCGTGAGCTAGTTCTTTGAATTCAGAATCGCGCAAGAAGAAGCCGAAGCTACATCCGACAACATCTCCACGCTTAACTCTTGCATAAGCTCCCATTGCTTGAGGGTCATCTTTATTAATTCGGATATCACCTCTTAGACCTTTGGCATCCACGGTCAGAGTCAATGTGCTGTTACCTGTTCGACCTAACACAAGTGATGTGTCATGATTAAACAATGCTCTAACATCTTGTGTGTTTAGGTTGGCTAGCGCACGAGGACTAACCTGTTCCAGATACCCTGGCCACAGTTCAGTTGGAGAATCGAAGATAATAAAATAGCCAGATAAGATAAGCTCATCTGACTCTTGTGATTCTCTTGTTTCAAATTGCGTCGTAATAAATGACTGCCGTTGTTGTTCCATTTAGTCACCCCCTTCCAATTTTTTCTGGTCTCCCAATTTGTCCTGTGGCAGATAGTTTTCTAAGATGATTAGTTCATCCATTTCTTCATCAGGTGGCAGACCGACCCAATCACGCAACTCGTTTCTTCTCATAGCATTTAGCTGAACCATTTGACCACCTGCTGTGACCAGGTCGTTGATGCTATAAGCGTAGAGTGAGCGTGGATTGAGTTTGAAATAACGTGACTCGCTGACAAGAATATCTCTTGTCAGTGTCTGTGCAATCGTGTTGGCCATGGACATGACCTTTGTGTTGACCCAGTTGTTAAATTCCTCTTTGTTGAACTCGCCAACTCCAAGGAAGAATGCCGGCACGCCTAGGACTCCTGCTAGAGTCTTCTTGTCGATTTCGACCGACTCATTGATTGCAATGTCCTTGAGGGTCAATGGCTTGACCTGTTCGACAGATAATGTGTTACCAGGAATAACCATCGGGTCGCCGGCATTGCGGTTTGTCATGTACTTCTTGATGATCCGCTCTCTGCCTTCCTCGCTCGCAAGCTCTTCCACATCTGCATCAACTGCAATGATAAGGCTAGGCATGTTACGCTCTCTCATGAAGCCACGCTTTGTGCGAGTGGCTTGCTGTAGATTCTGAACGATATCACGAAGTTGGATACGATATCCTGTGCCCCAGAATAAATAGTCTGGGTCCGGATTTATTACGAAGTGAATGACCTCATCTGGATTGTAGGTTTTACCACCGTAGTGAATTAAATAGCTATCGTCAGTTAACGAATAGCTGACGCCTGCCATAGGGAAGGGCATCAAATCTTTGATTAATCCGGTCTCTAAATCAAATGACATATGGACAACAGAGTTGCCTTTACCATCTAGCATTAAGTCTCGGACAATCTTATAAAGCCAGCTCTTTCTCGTCATGTTCCGGCATGGCTCGATATCTAGCTTGCGAGATAAGCCATCTCTTACTCTGACATCACCTTTCTCGGTATTTTCCCATAACTGAATAGTCATGTTAGATACCATATCGGCAACGCGGTCGACGGCCGTAATGACGTCTGGGTGTTTATTTAGTGGGATATAGTCGTCGCTTTCAAGCTGAGCTAGCATGTCTTGTGTTGACATTAATCTAACACTTGGCTTGCCGTCTGGCTTAGAGCGTCTGAATAAATCTAATAGTCCCATTCATTTCCTCCTTCCTATTTGAAGAACGACATAGCGTTCTGTGTTTTGTCACCGTCCTCCAGCATCTGCACGGTCGCAAATACGGATGCATCGAATAGGTCAATACGCATATCCTGCTCGACCTTTTCGTACTGGATCATGTCATCGGTTTTCTCGATGGCACGGACGTTTTGGACACAATATTCATAGGCCTCTGAATGGCAGTAGTACAACTGCTTATTCTTAGCCTGCATTTC